CGATCGACGTCGAGCTTCTTCCGAACGGGGTCGGTACGAAAGCGTCCGTAACTGCAAGCGATCCGACCGCGTGGCTCGAAAAGATTGTCGTCCGTAAAGGGAAGATCGGATCGGCGACGCAACAACCCGTCGGGAACTTTACCGCTGCGGGTACGACCGACCAACAAATTATTACGTCGATCCTCGGGTACGTGAACGGTGCGACGAACGGGTCGTATACGCAAGACGCCGCGACGAAGCTTATCTTCGATGCGTCTCTCGCTCCGACGTACGTCGGGTCGGCGACGGTGATCGCGTCCGCCTCGAAGCCGTATCTCGTCGAAGTGCAGACTCTCGCCTCGGTGCTCGATTCGATTCGCAGTCTCGCCGAAGGAGTCGACGGCGTGATTCGCCGATATTGGGTCGACGCTACGGGTCGGCTCAATTACGGGACGACGGGAACCGCTCCCGCGAATCCGACCGCACCCTTCGCCGTCATTACCTCGGGGACTCCCGTTACCGGTTCGAGCTCGGCGAGGACGACCGTTTACGCGAACGCTCTTTCGGTGAACCTCGATCACGACGCGACGGTCGATCGAATCTTTACGAAAGCCGCGTCGTATCAGTCCGACCTCGATCGCGGTCGAGGGAATCTTTCAACTCGTACGGGTGCATTCACGACGGGGAATACGGTCGATCCGTACGTACGAACCGCGGGCTCCGCTGCACCGAAGGGGCCGGGTACGGCGTACGCGCGAAGCGGCCCGAGGGCGGAGCAGCTCTTCGAACTCGGATCGTTCCGCGGTCTCGACAATGCGAACCGCGCGGATTATATCGACCGCTTCACGGGTGCGACGTTTAATCTTAATTACCAACCGAAGCGAACGATCTCCCTTACGATCACGGGGGCGGGCTCCTCGACTGCGACGCCCGATCACGAATACGGATTCGTTCAGGGGTACTCGGGCGGCTCGCCGTTCACGCTTACGAAGCGGATTCAAGCGGGAGATTATCTTCTCTTGACTGCACCCGCTCTCGATCTTGGGACGGCGACGATGTTTAGAATCGAATCCCTTACGCTCGGGTTCGAACCGGGCTCCTCGACCGCGAGGCTCGATCTCGAATTGAACTTCCGCAAGAAGGGCTTACGAGAAATTATTCTCGGGGAGAGTTAAGAGATGCGTAACAAATACGGTACGGACGAAGTCGTCTTTCAGACTTTAACGGGAACGCTTCAATCCGACGACGGCTCTCCGCTTCTCTCGACGTCTTCGGACGGCGGGACGGCGTACGCAATCGGCGACGCACTCTCCGCAGGGATCTATTCCGGCATTCAAAACGGAAACCTTTCCGCTCCTCCGCAAGCGGTCGGAAGTGCGGATCCGATTTCCGACTCGAATCCGCTCCCGTACTTTACGTTCGTAGACGGTTCGTCGGGAAGGATTACCGCATTCGCCGTCGAGGATTCCCTGCAAGCGAATGGGTTCTCGATTCGATTCCGCGCGATCGGCGCGCAGTCGGGCGACCGCGTCTACCTTGAACGAAGGGTCTCGGCTCCGAGCTCGCGCGCGCAGTCGTACCTTTACTCACCGAGGGCATCGTTTACGGCGGCCTCGAATACTGCGGGATATTCCGCGTTCGTCGAAACTCAGTATTTAAAAGCCGACGGGACGACGACGACCGGAGCGGCGGCGACCGCGCTCGAAGCGGGGACGAAGATCTTCGGATTCAACTCGACCGCTCTTGAAATCATTACGTACCCGGCGGCGGGCGGAGCCGTCCCTTCGGACGGTGCGTCGATTCTTTATCGGACGGGTATTACTTTCTCGACCGCGGTCGCGGGGACGGTATCGGTTGACCTCGTCGAAATGCGTCTTATTCGCGGAACGACGATCGTCCCGTTCGTCGACCAATCGAACCCCGGATCGTACTCAGGGTATCTTGGGCAAGATAAAGGAGTAATGCAGCTCTACGGAAACGCGCGCGGAACTGCGGGAAGTAATCCGAAGATCGAACTTAGCGCGAGCAGCGGCTCTATCTTCATTAACGCAGCGGGAACGATTACGGGAGGCGGAACTCCCACGAGCGGGGATATCGAACTCCGCCATAAAGACGGCGGTTATATTTATATCGGCGAGGGAACGGCGAACGCCGACGTCCGCCTATGGGTCAACGATCCGAACGAGCTACGAACCGACGACCGCTTCATTGTCGGTAATCGAACCTCCGCAAGCACTAACCAAGTCGAAGTCCCATCAATTCGGCGACGGACGCTTCCCTTTTCTTGTCGTCGGGTTTCCTAAGTGCAAACCTACAAATGGTTAGATTCTTCCGAAAGATTACCGTCGGCGGAACGGCCCTCTCTTCGACCGGGCATATCCTCGTGGCAAACAATACGACGACCGCTCCTTCGTTCGCTGCGGGTTCCGACTATCGCTTAAAGACGGATATCCGTTCAGCTTCGGAAGAGATCGACTTCGTCGAGAAGATCGACGCACTCCGTCCGGTGCTCTTCACGAACCGAGAATCGGGCGACGAGAATCTCCTCGGCTTTATCGCGCACGAAGTCTCGCCGCATATTCCCGAAGCGGTCGAGGGCGAGAAAGACGCAGTCGACGCCGAGGGTAATCCCGCGTATCAGTCTCTCGCCGCGGCTAAGATGATCCCTTACCTCGTCGGCGCGGTGCGTGATCTCTCCGCGCGCATTAAGGAACTCGAAAGGAACGCCGCAGAATGACCCGCTCGCAAGTCGACGCAATCCTCGACCGTCTCGACGTGCATTCGAAGAAGCTCGACGAGGTTCGTTCCGACGTCGATAAAATCAAGGGAGGGCTAATCGTAATCGGGGCCGCCGTCGGTGCGGGTCTCCTCGGTGCGTTAATGCAACTCTTCGCGCAGTAATGCGAATCCGCGCGATCGCACTCTTCGTCGCGGTCGTATTCGCGACCCTCGGTATTCGCCCGGTGCAGGGCGCACAATGGAATTTAATTACGGAGCCGACCGACCTCGCGATCCTCGTCTCCGAGCCGACGATCTTCGAAGCCCGTTCGGTGTTGTGTTATCCCGAGCCCGTCGGATCTTGCCCGAACCTCGTCGACTCGCACCTATGGCTTTACGATTCGGCGGGTCTTCTCCTCGCTGCGAACGATGACTCTCTCGGCGAGTACGGTTGGACGCTCGCTTCGCATATCTCGATCGAGCTCGCACCGGGGGAATATCGACTCCGCGCGGGTCGATGCTGCGGCAATCCCGACGCGACGTGGGAAGCGGGTCGAACCTATTACGTCGAGACAAGTCTCGACGCTATCCCCGGAGTGACTCCTTCTCCGTCGATCGAGCCCACGCCCGAGCCTACCGTTGAACCTACGGTCGAGCCTACGGTCGAACCTACGCCCGAACCGACTCCCGAGCCGACGATTGAACCTACGCCGGAGCCGTCTCCGACCGTGACTCCCGAGCCGACCCCGAGCCCTACGCCCGAGCCTACGCCGAGCCCAACTCCCGAACCGACTCCAACGCCCGAGCCGTCGATCCCTGCGCCTCCCTCTTCCTCACCGAAGCCGACGACTCCTCCTCCGTCTCCGACCGAACCTCCGCCTACGCCGACGGAGCCTCCTCCGAGCCCAACCGAGGAGCCGCCAATTCCAACCGAGGAGCCTCCGCTTCCGACCGAGCCTCCTCCTTTCGAGCTACCCGATCCGGGCGAAGCCGCGCAAGCGATCGCCGACGCAATCGGTAACGCTGCGGAATCCGTAGGTGAAGCGGTCGCCGCTATTGCGAACGTCGGTTCGGATCTCTCGCCCGTCGAGCGGGAGCGGGTCGCGAAAGTCGCGATCCCTGCGGTTATCATTTCGCAAGTCGGAGCGGCCGTCGCAGCGGCGGGAGCTGCGGCGGCAACTGCGAGCAGTTCAAGGAAAGGGAAGTAATGCGCGGGTTTATCAATAGGATTCGTCCGTACGTCGCCGAGATCCTCGGCGGTGCGTTCCTTATCTTCGGACTCTTTATCGCTTACGCAGTAACCCCGGAGGGAGAGACGCGCGACGTGATCGGATCGATCCTTGCGACGCTCTCGATTATTTGGGCAATTACAATTCCGATTAGAATCTCGGGCGAATAATGCTTGCAACGTATATCGTTTACGGGATCGCAACGGTCGTCGGAGTCGTCGTCGCGTTGACGAACTCAGTCGTCGAGGGAGTCGTCGCAGGATTCGCCGCGCTCGGCGGACTCGTGACCGCGTGGATTCTCCTCGATACGGTTAAGGAAAAGATCGAGGGATTCTACGAAAAGAAGTTCGCCCCTAAGAAGTCGAAAGATTCCGAGCTATGAAATTCCGCACGAAGAGTCAGCTCGACCATATCGAGAAGGGCGGCATTCTCGACGACTGCGGCCCCTCATCAGTCGCGGCATTGGTCAGTTGGGCGGCGGGGTATGACGAACTCGATATCTCCGCGGGCGAGGCAATTAAAAAGAAAGCCCTCGTAACGGGTCAAGTCGACCGAAACGGAGTATCCGATAACGGGTCAAGCCTCGCGCAGTTAATTAAAGTCGCGAACGCATTCGGCGCACGAGCTCGATACGCTAAGTCGTGGCAAGACGTCGTCGACTCCGCGAAGCGGGGAGCAGGGATCGGTTTATGGGTTCAGCAGGGGCCGAAATGGTATCCCGCGGGGCAAGAAGTCTCCGCGTGGCACGTAAAATGGGAGAAGTATTGGTCGAAGAAAGATCCCGCGCGCGTTCGAGCCGGTTACGGTCATATGACGGCGGCGGGTTTTGACGTCGAAGAGGGGATTTGGTATTGGTGCTGCCCGACCCGTTCCGGTAAGGGAGCCGAGGCGTACGGCGTAAAGATCACCGAGGAGAATCTCCGCAGGATCGCCGACTCGAAGCGAGCCGCCGGAAAGGATAAGCTCCCCGATTTCCGTCATACGATTATCGTCGAGTACGCCCGCAAGAAGACGACCCCCGCTCCGGTGCTCGCACCCGACGAGGCTCTCGACCCTCGGGTCGTTGAACTCCCGTCTCCGAAGCCCGTAGCGGCTCCGAAAGCGGTCGAGCCCGTCATTACGCCGAAACCTATTATCGACCCCTCTCCGTCGCGCAAAACCGCAAAAGCGGGGAAGTCAGCGTACGAGGCGGAACTCGCCGCGCTCGGTCGGGTAGATTGGGACGCAGTCGGAGACGAGGCGGGGAAGCTCCTCGCTCGGGGTCTCGAAGAGACGAAGGGTAAGAAGATGATCGACCGTATTAAATGGATTATCGCGAATACCGGTATCGACGAAGCCGTGATCGAGGCGGCCCGCGTAGGGCTCTCGACGGGAATCGCCGTAATGCTCGCGACGGGCGCACCGATCCTCGATATGACGGCGGAGGATTTCCGAGTCGTCGGTTCGGGTGCGATCGCTGCGACGCTTCAAGTGATCGTTCGAGCCCTAAACCCCGACGACCCGAAGTTCGGGGTCGGTCGAGCGAAAGCCGTTCGAGCCGCCGAGAAGACGGCTTCGGGCGTCGCGAGGTAGACGAGCCCGGCGGGGGAGTGTAGGCTCGGCGAAGCCCGAGCTTGCAATCGGGGAAGTAAGGAGGCGAAATAATGTCGAAGATCGAGGACGCTCTCGCTCTACAACCGCGGAACGCGATCGGCGTTCGGTGCCACGTAGCGAAGCTGCGAGAAGAATTGCCGGAGGAGGAACGAGTCGCACTCGATCGCGTCCTCGACCCGAATAACTCCGCGTCGCATTCTGCGATTACTCGCGCGATTCAAGTCGCGTACGGGTCGGATATTCAACGCGCGTCTATTGCGCGCCATAGGGTCGGCGATTGCCGCTGCGGGAGGTTGTAATTATGTCGAAGATCGAAGACGCTCTCGAAGTCGCGAAAGAATCCGAGTCAGTCGCCGAGTTACGAGAGGCGCATAAACGCGTCCTCCGTCAACTCGAAAAAGCGAAGCGTTCGCAAGACGAGCTCGTCGATGCGGTTTACAACGCGGCGCGAGATGCGGCCGCGGGAATGCGAGTTCCTCCCGTTCCTGCTCCAAAGATCGACAAGCGAAAGAAAGACGCCGAAGTCGCCGTCCTCCTTCTCGCGGATTGGCAAGTCGGGAAAGTAACCCCGACGTATAACTCCGAAGTCGCAGCGGATCGCGTAAAGAAACTCGCCGAGAAAGTCGAGAAGCTCGTCGCGATTCAACGAGAGGATCACCCGGTACGCGAGGCGTACGTTTTCCTCCTCGGAGACTTCGTCGAAGGGGACGGGAATATCTTCCCGGGTCAGTCGTACCTCGTCGACTCTTCGCTCTACTCGCAGATTTTCTCGACCGCAGAAATGCTCGCGGGTCTTATCCGTAAGCTCGCGGCGAACTTCGAGAAAGTCCACGTCGTCGGCGTGATTGGTAATCACGGACGGATCGGTCGATACGGCGAGTCGGCTCCCGAGTCGAACGCGGACGCGATCGCCTATCGAACCGCAGCGATGCTCGTTCGAGACGAGAAGCGGATTACGTGGAAGGAAACGTATACGAAGGGCGAGCGGCATTGGCACGAATACGTCGAAGTCCTCGGTCGTAAATGGCTTCTCTTCCACGGCGACCAATTGAAGGGCGGGAGCTTCGGCTTCCCGTGGTACTCGCTCGCGAAGCGTCTCGGAGGTTGGTCTCTTGCACTCGACGGAGGAAAGCCGGATTACGCAGCGTTCGGGCATTGGCACACACCCGTCCGAGTCGTCGCGGCGGACGGCCGCATAACCGCATTCGGCGCGGGGTCGATCGAATCCTCGAATACGTACGCGCAAGAATGGGTCGCAGCGTCGGGGGAGCCGGCGCAATGGTTAATCTTTCAAGCCCCCTCGGGGTTAAGTGCGGAGTACCTCGTCCGACTCGAATCGTGACCTCGTAAGATCTCGGGTACGCCGCGTTTCGGGAGCCTCCCCCGGGACGCGGCTCCTCCTTTTCGTGCTCAATTACGCACGAAATCGACCCTCCTTGCACGTTTCCGCAACGGGGCTTGCGCGGGAACGGGCGTTCCCGTATAGTGCTCGTAGATCGGGGACTTACCCCGTGAAAAATAAGGAGGCTCGTAAATGAAAAACGCGAAGCGAATCGAATATCTTCGAAAGCTCATTCCGGCGCAGGAAGCCCATACGCGAATGATGATCGCTCTCGATCCGACAATGCCGTCGATCGCTGCGTCGAAGCGGATCGCGGTCGTCTTCCGCGCAGAATTGGCGCACCTCGAAGCGGGAAAGACTCGTACGTCTTTTGACTTGAACGCTGCGTCCGCAGCGGCTCGCGCGGAGTTCCGATAATGGACGCGAAGTTTTCGCACCTATGCCAATACGTAACCCGTCGAAATATTAGCGTCGCGTCGGGACGCGGCGTTCACGTATGCAAGGAAGCCGCGGACGATTTCGGGTACGACTATTACCCGGAAGGAGCGAAAGTTCCGACTTTCGTAACGATGTGCAAGAGGCACGCGGCAATTTGGGCGAAGAAGCTCGCGCGAATTAATCGCGTCAAGAAGGAGGCTCGATAATGGCGGCGTTTATCGTTCGAGTTCACGGACGCACGTCGTCCGAAAGCGTCAACTGCGGGGACTGCACGAATGCAACCCTCGCCGCGAATCCCGGAGTGCAGTTCGAACTAATCGAGCTCGGGGATCTCGACCGCGAGAAGCTTCGCTTTAACGAGTGCGACTCGTGCGATGCGGCCCTCAATTCGAACCGAATCGCAGAATGAAAAAGGAGGAGGCGAAGAAGGTTCAACTCGAAGACGCCGATCACCTCGGGGAATGCCCGACGTGCGGCAAATACCGGAAGAAGATCGAAGCGGGGAAACTTCGACCCTGCTACGAATGGGAACGAGTCGAAGTAAAGGAGGCGCAAGAATGAGAGAGGCAATTCGTAAGGGACTTATTCACGGGGTCATTCTCGGGACGTACGCCGTCCTCGGGTATTTGGTCGCGCGAGAGATTATGCGAGGCTCGTTGTGATCGCCGTCAAATATCGATCGCTCTTCGATACGAAGCCGGTCGGATCGTTTACCGATTGGGAGCAGCTCGTCGAGGCTTTTTCGACGAGCGTCGAATCGGTCGATAAGGAACGCGGGGCTCTATGGGCTCCGGTCGCGTTGACCGAGGGCGGACGCCGCAGGAATGCGGACGTCGAGCGGGTAACTGCACTCGTCCTCGACGTCGACGGCGGGACGGCGTACGCCGAGGCGAGAGAAGCTCTTCGGGAGAAGACGTGGGTCGCGTACTCGACCTACTCGCACACTCCCGCGAGTCCTCGATTTCACGTCGTAATGCGGCTCGACGAAGCGGTCTCGGGGAGCCTATGGCCGACCGAATACCGCAAGTTAAAGGAGCGAATCGGGTTCGGGGATAACCTCCCCGCGCCGTCGCACTCGTACTTTTTGCCGCAGCATAAGCCGGGGGCGGAATGGTTTTTCGAATCATACGCACCGAAGAAGGAGGGAAAGTGAAGCTTCGTAAAGAGACGTCTCCGATCGTTTATCGGAATCTTTCAGTTCGAGAGGACGCGTACGAGACGTTCGTCCGGGGCGAGCGAGCCGCGGAGCGTCGACGGTTCACCGTCGCAGCGGTACTCGCGCTCGTGCTCTTCGCGTTTATTGTCGAGGGGCTTCGATGACGCCCGCGGCGATCTCGAAAGCGATCGACCCGAAACGAACGGGGATCTCGAAGTCTCTTATCACCTCGACCGCTTTATGCGGTCGGAAGGGTTGGTTTTCCGAGCACGTGCGGCTACCCGACGGCGCGCGCGTTCCGTGGATTCTCCCGGAGCGAGTCGTATTCGGCGCAGCTCTCGACGAGGCCGTCCTCTCGATCGCGTTCGCCGAGCGAACTAATACGGCGTGGAACCCGTACGAGATCCTCGCCGACGGAATGGGCGCAGTTCGAGGGAAGAAGACGGAGCCCGGTATCGATTGGTTGAAATTCGAGGACGATCTTAAAGTCGCGATCGATCTCTTCGTCTTCGACGTGCTCCGTCACGGCTCCTCGGAGGCTCCGCTCGTGGACTTCCACGGGTCGAAACTGCAAGGGCTCGACGGCGAATCGCTGCGAGTTGGGGATCTTATCGGGACGCCCGATTTTATCCTCTCGGGAGATACCCGACCGAACGGTCGGACGTTAATCCTTGACTTGAAAGCGTCGAGTCGATCGAAGTCCGAGAAGGATCTCCGCTCGGCGGAGCTCTCTTATTACGCTTGGTTATGGGCGGCGTATACGAAGGGGGATCTTCCCGACGTGGGTTATTTGACCTACGTTCGGAAGACGAAGCCTACGTATCAGCTCATTACCGGGAGCGTTACGTCGGCGCAACTCCTCCTCGCGGAAGAGTACGTAAAGACGACGCGCTCGATTATGTCGTCGAAGACGCAAGAAGACGTCGCATTCTCGACGAACTTTTGCGGCTCGTGCGAATGGCGGAAGCCGAACCCGGACGCAGGGTTCGAGGGTTGTAGCGTCGGCTCGCTTGTCGCGGCCGAGGAAGAGGAGGCGGAATAATGGGATTCGAACTATCGAAGGATTATATCGACGTCGCGGAGCGGCTCCGCGAATGGTACGAGAAGTATCCGCTCGGGCGAGTTACGACGGCGATCGTCGAGCTTACCGAGAAGAAAGTCGTCGTAAAAGCGGAAGCGTTCCGCGATGCGACGGCGACGATTCCCGCGGGAGTCGGTCACTCCGCGATGGTTATTCCGGGGTCGACCCCGTATACCCGCGGCTCGGAACTTGAAAACTGCGAGACGTCCGCAGTCGGTCGGGCTCTCGTTATGGCGGGACTCGCCTCGAAGCGGATCGCCTCGGCGGACGAGATCGAGGCGAAGCGGGCTCCCGAGGGGACTCCGACCGTCTTCCCCGTATCGGAACCCTCGGCGGCAGTTTCGCAAGCCTCTACGGGCGGGAAATCCGCCTCTCCGTCGATCTCCGAAGACGACGCTCTCGTCTTCGCTGCGCGGGCTATGGGCTTCGTCGAGGCGGACGAGGCGAAGGGCTCGGGCGTATGCCCGAAGCACGCTCGCCCGTGGAAGCTTCGGGAAGGAACCGGGGCGAAGGGGCCGTATTCGTTTTATAGCTGCGGAGCGAAAGACGATACGGAGCGTTCGGGTTGGTGCAATCTTCGACCGTCGATCGCGTGGGTTAACGCGCAAGGGGGCGGACGATGATCTCGTACGAATTCGCCGAAGAGGTAACGCGTTTTAAGAAAGCGTATTCGGAGATCTTCAAGACGGAGCCGCACTTCGTCGTCGATATCGGGGAGCGAATCTCGGTATCGGTCGTCGGTGCAGCGGGAAGCGTCGTCGGGATTGGGTCGAACTTTCAAGACGCGGTCGTCGATCTCGGCGTCGCAATGATCCACGTCTCCCGGACGGTGAAGCCGTGAAGGGTCGGCCGTGGGCGAAGTTCGACGTCGGTATGCCGAAAGACGGGAAAGTCGCGACGCTCTCTTCGGACGGGGTTCGATGGGCGTTCGTCGCGATCGTCCTCGCAGCGAAGGAGCAGGATCGGCAAGGGTTTTTCGATTCACTCGCGCACCTAAAAGCGGTCGTCTCGACGACCGTCGCGGACTGCGTCGAGGAGCTCGTCGATAAGGGTCTTCTCTCGGTCGATCCCGACGGCGTGATCCACGTCTCCCGTTGGACTCGATATCAAATTGACCCGACCGCAGCGGCTCGGGCGAAAGCGTATCGGGAGCGAAAGCCGGAGCCCGTCTCGGACGTACCCGCAGGGGTGCGTTTCCGTGATCGAGTTCCTCCTCCTCGTTCCTCGAAGGGGACGCCGCAGTCGATCGCGTCGATCGTTCGTAATACGGTCGAATCGTGAGCGGGTACGGAATGCGAATCGTGATCGACGACGAACTCCGGGCGAGGGCTCGCGAGCTCTACCCGAAGGGACTCGATCCCGAGACGGCGTATCTCGGCGAGGAGGCTCTTGTCGCGGGTGCATTCGGCGAGGCCGCATTCGAGCGGGCTCTCTCGATCCTCGGGCTTCCCGCTCCGGCATACGTCGGGTATCAGCGGAAGCCGTGGGACTTCGAGGGGGAGCCGTTCGGGACGGTCGACGTCAAGACGAAGCCGCGCAGCGTTCCTCCGCAGGGAACCTACGAGGCGGGGATCGCAGTCGAGCAGCTCGCGAAAGAGGAGAAGCCCGCGATCCTCGCGTTCGTCTCGCTCTATCCGAAAGCGTCTCGTCCCGGCTACTACTACGAGGAGGCGTGGATCGTCGGGTATATGCCGACCGAACGCTTCGAACGCTTCTCGTATCTCGTCCCCGAGGGTTCGCCTATGGGGAACGGGACGTCGAAGTCGTGGCGAGATATGCGGGACGTCAAGCTCGCGCAGTTATGGCCGATCGAATGGCTCGTACCCTTCGATAAACGGGAGGGTAACGCGTGATTATTCCGTGACGGATCGTACGCGTCACGGTACGAGACGTAGACTTGATACGTAGACTTGATACGTAGACTCTTATTAAAGAGGGAAAGTGAGGCTTGAAAATGAGCGAGGCAATGCAACCGGAGAAGGAGCAGCTCCCCATTCTGCACGACGGAAAGGGACGTCCCTTCTTCGAATATTTACTCTTCCCGTACTACGTGGAAGCGTTCGAGATTCTCGTCGAGCGTCAAGGGAAATACGGCCCGAAGAATATCCTCGACGCAGGGGTTTACGGGGTCGTCGAGCAGCTTCGGAATAAAGTCGAACGAGCGTCGGCGCAACTGCGCGGATCGGTCGTCGATGGGCGGGTCGAACTCGAACCTATGGACGAGGAGACGAAGAAAGTCTTTCGGGACTCGCTTCTCGATCTCGCGAATTACTCGATAATCGCTCTCGCACTCTCCGAGGGACTATGGGTCGCCGATATGGTGCTCGACCCGACCAAGCCGGCTCGACCCTATGGGCTCGACGTCTCGTGGATTGGGGAGGGTTGACGATGAAGGAGACAACCGAGGAACTTCTTTACGCGATCCGCTCGTTCGTACGGATTCACGGGTACGCACCGACGATCCGCGAACTTGCCGAGGAGCTCGACGTCGGTCACTCGACGATCGCGAAGGGGCTAAACGAGTTAATTAACTTCGACAAGATCCGCCGAGACGCAGGGGTCGCGCGCGGGATTGTCGTCCGGGAGGAGTAATGCCGACGTACGAGTACCGGTGCGGGAAGTGCGGCGAGATCGTCGCCGTCCTCTCGCCTATGAACGAGCCGAAGAAACCGCTTCGGCATAACCTCGACGGGGGCGTCCTCGAACGGATCTTTACCGCTCCGGCGGTAACGTTCAAGGGCTCCGGTTGGGCGAAGAAAGATCGGAAGGAGGGTCGATAATGGCCGAGGTAGCAGTAAAGCGAGCCGAACTCTCGTATCGAGATTCGTACGACGTCGACGACGTCCGTCTCGAAATCCGCGAGGGTCGGTATCCCTGCGGGAACGTGAAGCTCGAAGCGATTAACGTCGACTCGACGTTCACGTATGCGACGCTCTCGCAAGACGTCGAAGTCCCGCTCCCGGACGGGATCTTTCAACTTCGAGATTGGGGTCACGTTAACGAGTTAGCGGTAACGCTTGTCTCTCTTGGGATTATCGAATCGGCGGACGACGAGGGGATCTTCTTCCGCCTCGTCGACGTCGGGTAGACTTCCCGAATGGCGGGAGTTAAGACGCAAAAGGGAGGGCCTCGACGCGAGCCCGTATGGGCGGCGAAGCCGTGTGCGGATTGTCGCGAGGAGATCGCGAAGTTCGCCGACGCTGCGCGCATTAAGGAGATCTCGTTCCCCGAGGGATCGGGGCGTCGGACTTCTTATCGTTGGGTTCACCGAAAGCATTTATTCGCAGGGGCGAAGTAATGGGACGCGTTAAGGATCTCGCGATCGATGAGTCGAACGAGGAGAGGCGCAAGCGAGGAGCCCGAAGTAATACGCGCGGGAAAGCGTTCGAACGGGAAGTCGCAGGGAAGCTTGGCGAGGACGCGAAGCGTACCGGGCAATTCGGCGGGAAGACGGACGTCGAGGCTCCGTGGATTCAGATTCAATGCAAGCTCGGGAACGGATATTTCCCAACGCGTCTCGATAACGCACTCCGAGCGATTAACCCGAGAGGCGACCAACTTCGAGCCGTCGTCGTCGGGAATCGGCCCGAGACTCCGGGCGTGAAGCGTACGACGCTAATCGTGCTCGACTTCGACTCCTTCGTTCAATGGTTCGGAGGGCGCAACGATGAAGCGATTAACGAGGAGTAACCGACCCGTCGACGCTATCGAGCTCGTGCTCGCGTTGACGCAAGCCCGGATTATTGGGGAGTCGACCCTTAAAGACGCTCCCGAATATCTTCGAGGCTACGAAGACGGAATCCGCGTCGCGATCGAATTAATCCGAGCCTCGGACGGAATGCTAAAAGCGGTCGACGATCGAGAGTACGAGAAGCGATGACCGGATTCGTACGAACCCTCGTCGGGGTCGTACTAATCGCCGCAGTCCTCGCGGTCGGTGCGATCCCTCCGCGCGTAATCGTTTATCCGTCTCCGTCTCCGTCTCCCTCGGTCGAAGTGACTCCCGAGCCGTCTCCGACGCAAGGGTTCCTCTCGATCTCGGGTCGTGCGACGATTTACGACGCGACAAAAAATAACGCTTGGTATACCCGCGCACCGCGCGCAGGGGCGGAGAAATACAACCAAGAAGGAAGCCCGTATCCGTTTTACGGTGCGGCCTCTCCCGCTCTTCGTAAGCTGCGGGCGTTCAGTTGGGGAAGCGAACCGTACCGCGTGATCGTCACGAATGCGAAGACGAACGTCTCGATCGTCGTATGGATTGTCGACGAGTGCGCTTGCGTAGGCGGCGGCGTGATCGATCTCTCTCCGCTCGCGTGGAAGACGCTCGGCGCGGGGAAGATCCCGTTCTCTCGGGGAGTGCAAGACGTACGGGTCGAGATCCTTCCGTAACGCGAATCCACGGATTCCGCTATCCTGCGCGAATGTCGGGAGAATGGCGGCGCAAGGATCGAGACGAGAAGTCGAAGATTAACCTCGCGCGTCCCGAGGCGAAGATCTTTTACGCGATGGTTAAGGAGGCTCGCGGGAATAAGCGAGCACTTGCCGGAGTCAGCGTCGCGCAAGACGAACTCGGACTCCCGACTTCGTGGCTTCGGGAACGGGTCGCGGGTCGAATCCGGGTTAAACCCGTCGATCTCGAAGTCTTGCAGCGGTTAATTAATATCGCGAAGTCTCGCGTCTACCATTCGGGGATTACCGTCGAGGAGGCGACCGCTCGACGTCGAGAGAATGCGAAGCCGTCCGCGGAGCTTGCGGAGTATCGACGAGCCGTCCGCCGTATGTGCCGAGAGTGCGTCGGGTGCGACGGTCGGGATAAAGACGAGGATCTCGAATGCCCGGACGGATCTTGCCCGCTGCGTCCGATCTCTCCGCTTAAACTCTCCGCGAAACCGATCGTAATTGGGGAGACGTGGGAGTAAACTCTCGACGGGGCCGCGTGGACGCTTCGCTTTATCCCGAGAGATGAGCGGGGGAACCCGAGGTTCGACTCCTCGGCGGCTCCATCACTTCCGACCCGAAGCTTCTCCTCGACGTTCCTTCGGTGCAGCGAATCCGTATTTAAGTGCGAAGAGAGGACGGGCGGATCGGTACTCGATCGCGAGGACTCGGTCGGCGTGAAGGGCTTTACGCGGCGACAAATACTTCGAGTGAAGACGCATAGTCTCGGCGGCCCATTTGCGCGAGTGCCAATCGCTTACGGATAAGTGCGCGAGCTCGTGAAGGATCGTCTCCTTATTTTGACCGGAGCATAGGCTTACGGAGTATTCGTCGAAGTCAGCCTCTCCGTCGTAGCACCCGATCGATCCCTCGGGGTGCGAGTGCAGGATCACGGAGTCGACTCGGATCTTCTCGGTCTCGGATACTCTTTCAAGGAACGCGATCGTCGGCTTCCACGCGTCGACCTTCTCGACGGGCTTATCTTCGGGAACGATTAGTCGAATCATAGGAAGGGGATTCTATGCGGAAACCTTGCCTCGTATGCGGAGCGGTCTCGGAGGGTTCGCGATGCCCGACGCACGCTCTACGGGATACCCGGAAGCGAGAAGGGTACGGGTACGCGTGGGCCGTACGCTCCCGAGAGTTCCGCAAGCGGTATCCGTTTTGTGCGATATGCAACCGGGGCGGAAATGGGATCGAGCTCCACGTCGACCATATCGTCCCGCGTTCCCTCGGCGGATCGGACGACTATTCGAACCTCCGTACGTTGTGCGGGGATTGTCACCGTCGATACGGACGAACGCGACGCTCGAAGGGGTAGGGGGGTTTATTTGCAGCACGCTACGACCGCAGTATCCGACCCCCCAAGCCGCAGACGGTCGGGGAGGTTTTTCGGTTTTTGTTACCGAACGGGTTTCGGTTCGGAACTCGAACCGTTACACTCGGCGAATGAGTAAACCCCTACGGAATCGAATCGTCGGACTCGGGGCGGAAGATCCCGAGCAGCTCCTCGCGAACCCCGGTAATTTCCGCGGTCACCCTATCCGACAACGGGACGCGCTCCTCGCGCTCCTCGACGAAGTCGGGTTCGTCGCACCCGTGATCGTGAACCGGACGACGGGTCACCTCGTCGACGGGCATCTTCGCGTCGAGCTCGCTCTCTCGCGAGACGAGAAAGCGATCCCCGTCTCGTACGTCGAACTTACCGCAGACGAGGAGCGGCTCGTCCTTGCGACGTATGACCCGGTCGGAGATCTCGCCTATGCGGACTCCGCTCGCCTCCGTGAACTCCTCGAAGACGTGACGTCGGGCGAAGCCGCAGTTATGCAACTGCTCGCGTCCGTCGCGACCGAGGCGGGCGTCCTCGACGCGGTCGTAAACCCTACGCCCAAGCCCGAGCGGAAGGTAACTTGCCCGAGCTGCGGCGAGGAGTTCGCTCCTCGTGGGTAGCCGAGGGCCGCAACCGAAGCCGACGAGGTTAAAACTTCTTTCGGGAGAGACGCGTCCGAGCGTGATTAATTACGCGGAGCCGATTCCCGCGGGCGGATCAATGGCTCCTCCGAGCGATCTCCGACCCGAGGCTCGCGTCGTATGGGAGCGAATCCTCGACGCTCTCGGATCGACCGGAGTCTTAACCTCGGCGGATCGCGATATCCTGCGGCTTTACTGCGAGGCGTACGTCCGCTATGTTGAAGCCGAGACAATGCTCGCGAAGACGGGGCCTCTCTTGAAAGGGCGAGCGGGAGAGTTCGTTAAAAACCCGCTGCACCAAATCGTCCGCGATAATGCGGAGAGTGTGAAGAAATACGCGCGAGAGTTGGGCTTAACCCCGGCGGCTCGTTCGGGACTGCGAGGCGTAATCGATGACGGAGCGAACTCCGCAACCGCGAAGCTCGAAGCGATCATTAAAGCCGCGCGCCGAGCCTAAGTCCGAAGGGCCGCTCGTCGCGGAATTTATCGAGACGTTTTGCCGACTCTCGAAAGGAGACGGTGCGGGGAAGTTAATTAAACTCCGACCGTGGCAAAAGGAAATCCTCGACGAACTCTTCGAGCTTAAAAAAGACGGTCGACGCCGCAAGCGTCGCGGGCTCCTTCTCCTTCCGAGGAAGAATGGGAAGTCCCTCCTTGCCTCGGGGATCGCTCTTTATTCGCTCTTTACCGAAGTCGGAGCGTACGTCGGCGTCGTCGCCTCCGACCGCGCGCAAGGTCGAATCGTCTTTCGCGAGTGCGCTCGTATGGTTGAACTCGACCCCGTCCTCTCGTCGAAGCTTCGCGTCCTCCGCGACGTGATCGAATATCCCGAGACGGGCTCCGTCCTCCGCGTGCTCTCGTCCGACTCCGACGCTGCGGAAGGGTACGACTTCTCCGCTCTTATCTTCGACGAGCTGCATACGCAACCGAACGACCGACTATGGGCGACGGTTAACCTCGGCTCCGGTACGCGGAAGAATCCGCTCGTCCTCGCGATCTCGACCGCGGGTTCGAAGACGGACGCGAAGGGTCAAGATTCAATCTGCTATCGACTCTTTCAATACGGGCAACGGCTCGCCTCGGGGGAGATTGAAGACGAGTCTTTTTACTTCCGATACTTCCACGCTCCCGACTCTCTCGAATGGGATACGCCCGAAGCGTGGCAATCGGCGAACCCTGCATACGGAGACTTTCTCGATCCCGACGATTTTAGTTCCGCGGTTAAGTCACTTCCGCGCGACGCGTTCGAGACGAAGCGTCTTAACCGTTGGATTACCGCAGGGGCGGCGGCGTGGCTTCCTGCGGGCGTCTTCGATAAGTGTCGGACGGATCGACGCTTGCAACCGGGGGAGAAGATCGTCGCGGCGTGGGACGGGAGCTTCGACGGGGATAGTTCAGTCCTCGTAGCGTCGACGCTCGATGGGTATATCGAACCGCTCCTCGTCTACGAACGCCCGCTCGACGATCCGCATTGGCGCGTCGATATCGGCGACGTCGAGGAGGCCGTCCTCGCGCTGCGGTCGAAGTATGAGATCGTCGAACTATGCGCCGACCCGTACCGTTGGCAACGATCCCTCGAACGCTTCGAGAAGGAGGGAATGAACGTTACCGAATACCCGCAATCCGCCTCCCGAATGGTGAACTGCACGCAAGCCGCGTTCGAGGCGATCACGCAGGAATCGTTGACGTGGGGCGGGGAGCCGGTGCTCGCCGCAGCTCTCGCGAGGCACGTCGATAACTCTCGAATTAAGATCGACCGCTTCGGGCCTCGGCTTACAAAAGAAGGGAGATCCTCCCCGCGGAAAATCGATTGTGCGGTCGCCCTATGTATGGCTCTCGACCGGGCGAGGTATTATGCAGCGGAAGCCGCGAAGCCGGCTCGTAGCGTGGGGTTTTTTAGTCTATGATTTCAAATATTATCGAACTCGCAGGGATCGCCCTTCTTCTCGTCGCCGCGTGGATTCTGCACCCGGCAATTATAATCGGACTCGCGGGGATCTCGTTAATCGCAATCGGATATGCAAGGGGTAAGAAGTGAGCGTTATTCGTCGCATTCTTTCGGGGAGCTCCGAGGAGCGAAACTTAAACGGGCTCGGTCTTCTTCCGCAAGCGTTCGACCGCGTCCCTTCGTTGACGATTCAACGCGTCGACCCGAAGTCCGTCCTCGGACTTTCGACGGCTTGGGCGTGCGTACGAATCCTAAGTGACCTCACCTCGACGATGCCGATCGACTCGTTCCGGAGGGATCAGGGTCAACGGCGACCGTATCGTCCGGGCGGCGTCAAGCCGAATTGGATTACGCAACCCGTACCGAACGAAGTCTCGTATTCGATTCAATCGGTCATCTCGGAAATCGTAACCTCGTTAATGCTTTCGGGGAACGCATACGTATACGCCCCGCGTGACCCCGAGACGCTCGAACCGCTAATGGTAAAAGTGTTGCACCCCGAGTCGGTCACCATTACGCGCACGAATGGGAAGCTGCAATATATCGTCCGCAACTCCGACCAAGTCGAGGGAAGCGTCTACGGCCCGGAAACGATTTTGCATATCCCGCTAATCCGTCTCCCGGGTGCGGACTACGGTCTCTCTCCGCTCGACGCGCTGCGGAATACGTTCGCCCTCGGACTTACCGTCGAGGAGTACGCGCAACGCTTCTTCGCAACGGGTAGCACGCCGACGGGCGTAATCGAAGTCGCCGATTCCTCGTTGACTCCCGACCAAGTTAAAGCGATTAAAGAGGGTTGGATTCGCCATCACACCGGAGCGAATATGCACACTCCGGGCGTCCTCGTTGGTGCGACGTTTAAAGCTCTCTCGTTCCGACCCGAGGACGCGCAGCTCCTCGGCTCGCGAGAGTTCACGGTTAACGAGATCGCTCGAATCTACCGCGTGCCTCCCGCACTTCTCGCGGTCACGACGCCGGGTGCTATGTCGTACGGATCGGTCGAGCAGCTTTCCGAGGACTTCGTCCGCTTTACACTTCGGCCATTGGCGGAGCTTATCGAGCGAGCACTCTCGACGCTAATCCCGCTTCCCGAGGCATTCGTAAAGTTGAATATGGACGCGCTTCTTCGAGGCTCGACCGAGGCTCGATATAACGCGTACGCTAAGGGGCTCGCTTCCGGTTGGTTGAGCGTTTCAGAAATTAGACGAAGTGAGGATCTCTCGCCGATCGAGGACGAATCCGCCGACGCATATCGTCAACCGCTTAACGAGTCCGACGCCGCTATCGCTGCGGCCCGTCAAAAAGCGGACGTCTTCGCAATCCTTATCGGCGCGGGTATGACGCCCGAGGAAGCGAAAAAGATCTCGGGTCTATGAGCCTCTCAGTCGCGCAGGGAACCGTTACCGCTACGGCTCGCGAGATCTTCCATTGCCGCGCGGAAGTCTGCATTCTCTCCCTGCACAATCACTCCGGCGGAGCGGTGTATATCGGCGAAGCCGGAGTTACGACGACGACGGGATACGAGATTCGCAATAACGGGGAATTTATTTTGACGATTTACAACGAAGACAAGCTCTTCGGCGTTGTGAGTAACGGAACCGCGACGATCGATATCCTCCATACCCAACCGAACCCGTGAGCTCGATTGTTATCGACGTCGACGGGACGATCGATTTAAACGGGAAGCCGAACGAACCGCTTATTGCCGCACTTAATCGACGCGTCGCCGAGGGCGATCGAATCGTCGTCGTCTCTTCACGTCAAGAGTCCCGACTCCGAGAGACGAAGTTCTTTCTCGACGATGCGGGGCTTGGGTATTCCGAGATCTACCTCTCCGATTTCCCCGAAGGGCCGAACGCGGGTAATGCGTTTAAGTCGTATAAAGTTTTTAAGCTAATCGAGGACGGCTACGAGATCGACGAGGCGATCGATAACGACGCCGAGATCCGTCGCATTTATCGGGGAATGGGGATCGACGCATTTACGGCGGAGGAGTACCTCGCCGATAACTCGCGTTCGACCGAGGGACGAGCGATCGATCCGAACGGGTACGAGCCGACCGCAGCGATGCGCGAAGAAGCCGAACGCGGTCTCGAATGGCGGCGTGAATACAACCGAGGCGGGACGCTCGTCGGCGTCGCACGAGCTCGCGATATCGCCGCAGGGAAGAGACTCCCCGCGGATACCGTCCTCCGTATGCGATCATATTTCGCACGTCACGAAGTCGATAAAGAGGCGCAGGGATTCCGACCGGGTGAAGACGGCTTCCCGTCGGCGGGTAGAATTGCGTGGGCATTGTGGGGAGGAGATCCCGCGCAAGCGTGGGTCGAGTCTATTATCGAAACGTTCTCCGAGGAGAAGTCAACGAATAAGACGGGAGAGATAATGGGAATCGAGTTCCGAACCGCTACGGCGCACCTTCGCGCAGTCGACCCGGAGGGAATGACGTTCGAGGGGTACGCTTCGCTTTTCGATTCGCCGAGCGGCGAAGGAGTCGATCCCGAGATCGTCAAGAAGGGCGCATTCTCCCGAAGCCTCGCCGCTGCGCGACGCGGCGAATGGGACGTCCGCGCGTATCAGGATCACGACCCGAAGCTTCTTCTCGGTACGACGAAGTCGGGAACGCTTGAACTTGAAGAAAACGAGAAGGGCCTCCTCGCCCGTATCCGTCTTAACCCTAATATCTCGTGGCACCGCGACCTCGCGGAGCTCGTTCGAACTATGTCGTCTTCGCTCGGAATGAGCTTCGGATTTTATTCAACCCGAGCGAATACGATTAACGATGACGGCGTCCGGGAACTGCGCGACGTTAAGCTCGTCGAAGTCTCCGCGTTGACGGGGCTCCAACCGTACTACCCGGGAACGCTCTCGCTCGTCGCCGTTCGATCCCTTGCGGATAAAGCCGGCGTTGATACGGCCGAGCTCCGAGACGCGCTCTCCGCGATGCTCGCGGGGAAACTGCGCGGGGATCACGCTAAGTCGATTACTGCCGCTCTCGAAGTCTCGCTCCGAGACGTCGAAGGAGTCCCGACGAAGTTCCCGGGAGATGCCGAGGAGCCCGTCGAGAAGATCGAGGAGCCCGTCGTCGAAGAGGAGAAGAAGCCCGAGGAGAAGCGTTCGGTCGCCGAGGATCTCGGGATCGTCGTCTCGGATCTCTCCGAAGCCGTCGCCGCTGCGGACGCAGGGGTCGCGACTGCGGAGCAGCTCGCCCTTATCGTGACCGCTGCGAAGGGCGTTATCGACGAGGCCGCGGCGGAGCCCGTCGAGCTCGACGTAATGCCGGGCGAGACGGTTCCGTCCGAGGAGATGCCCGAGCACGAGGACGGCGAGAAGATTAAAATCGAGATCGAGGTAACCGTCCCACGATCAATTCGCGAGAAGGAACTCGAACTCCTCGATCTCTCGCGTAAGATTTAAGAAGCCTAAACTCTAAGGATCGACGTCGACTTAGGTTATCCCCGGATAACCGCTCGCCTCGATACCGCAGTCGCGGCAAAGAATAGTTTTCCCGTAATGGGAAGAAGGGGTTTATATGTCGCAGGAACTAACCGCTCGACTGCACGACGCATATCGTCGTGACTTCGAGGCCGCAAAGAATCTCGTCGCCGCAGCGGCGGACGAGAAGCGGGAACTTTCAGCCGAGGAAGAGGCGCAGTACGCCAAGCTTTCCGACGCTATGAATTCGAAGCTCGCCAAGATCGACGATCTCGGCAAGAATGAGGAGCGAGCAGCGAAGCTCGGCGCAATTGCCGATCGCCTCGAAGTAACCGCTTCCGCTCCGATCAACAACGACGGCGACCTTCTCCGCGCGGTACTCGCGGGCGAGAAGAATCGCGCGACGTTCGAGATGCGCGCACTCGCGACCGCTACGGCGACGACGCCGGTAACGTTCGCCGACTTCGTAGTCGAGGCTCTCGTTTCCGGGAACCCAATCTACGAGGGCGCAACGAAGGTTCGCACCGCGGACGCTCGAAATATCACCGTTCCCGTTATGGCGGGGACGGCTCCGGCTGCGGCGTTCACGTCGCAGGGCGGAACGATCACTACGGGAGATCCCGTCTTTACGTCGATTACGCTCGGCGCGAATGCACTCGCAACGTTGACCCTCGCGTCGAACGATTTGATTCGAAGCGCAGGATTTAACCTCGTGGAATATATCGGTCGGGCCGCCGGTCGTGCTATTTCCTACACGGCGGGTTCAGCTTGCGCACTCGGTACGGGAACGGTGCAGCCTAACGGCTTCGTAACCGCTCTTAATGCTGCGGGCGCACTTTCGACCGCTACCGGCTCGGCGTTCTTTAACGCAAGCGACCTTATTACGGCAGTCTACGCACTCGCTCCCGAGTATCGCCGACCGGCGACCGCTTGGCAGATGAGCACGTCCGCCGTATCGAAGACTCGCAAGCTTACGGATTCGCAGGGTCAGTTCCTATTGCAGCCGTCCCTCGCAGCCGGTCAGCCCGAGACTCTTCTCGGGTTCGTCGTCCACGAGAACGTGCATATGGCCTCAGTCGGCTCCGCGTCGAAGTCCGTCGTGCTCATTCACGAGCCGTCGTACTATATTCGCGAAGTTGGCTCGGTTGACGTGGCCACAAGTGCGGATCGCTACTTCGAAATTAATAGCACGGGCGTACGCTCGATCTATACTTTCGACGGTCAGCTTCCGGACGCCGCGAACGCGGGTCGAATTCTCGTCTCGGCGAATAGCTAAGACGAACCCCGTCTACGAGGTGTAGACGTCGAGCCCGGAATCCGATAAAGTTCGGGTTCCGGGCTCGAATAATTTAAGGAGGCTTTATGAGAATCGCGATCGCAAGTAACGCTCCGTGGACTCCGACCGGCTACGGTCAGCAGGTAGCGGAGCTCGCTCCGAAATTGAAGGAGGCGGGTCACGAGGTAGCCGTCCTCGCGAACTATGGCCTCGCGGGAACGTCTCTTGAATGGAACGGAATCCCCGTACTACCGCAGGGGATCGACGGCTATTCGAACGATATTACGCCCGCGCAAATTGCGAACTTTATCGGAGACGGCGTCGGGTTCGGATTAACGCTCTTCGACGTATGGGTTTATAAAGCTCCGCAATGGGATACGCTCCCGCTTCTCTCGTGGACTCCGATCGATCACTCTCCCGTCCCCGACGAGGTGCGCCAATTCTTCACGCGCGGCGGTACGAAGTACGCGGTCGCAATGTCGAGGTTCGGCGAGAAGGAACTTCTTAACGCGGGGATCGCTCGCGATAAAGTCTTTTACGCACCGCACTCGATTAATACTTCCGTCTTCGCTCCGGGTGCGTCGACGATGCGATCGAAGATGCAACTCCCCGAGGGTGCGCACGTTTCAATGATTAACGCTGCCAATAAGGGGACGACCCCGATCCGTAAGTCTTTCGGGGAGATGCTCCTCGCTTGGTCGAGGTTCGCGGCTCGTCACGAAGACGCATATCTTTATCTTCACACCGAAGCCCTCGGGCTCGCGAACGGGATTAACTTCGAGCGTCTTATCGCTGCGGTTAAAGCTCCGATCGATCGAATCCGAATCGTTCCACAATACGAATACCGAATGGGAATCCCGAACTCTACCGTCGCGGATCTTTACCGCGCGGCGGACGTGCTCCTCTCCGCGTCGAGAGGCGAAGGGTTCGGACTATGCGTACTCGAAGCCCAAGCGTGCGGCGTCCCCGTGATCGTTACGGATTGGACGGCGCAACCGGAACTCTTGGGAGCGGGTTGGAAGATCGACGGCGAGCTCGATTACGACCCGTACCAAAATTCGTTTTGGAAGATCCCGAGTACGGACGGAATCGTCGACGCACTCGAAGCGTCGTACGCGTTGAAGGGGAAGACGGAAGACGCGAAGAAAGCGTCGGAGACTGCGGTTCAGTTCGCCTCGCAATACGAGACGGGTCGGGTCTTCACCGAGCATTGGTCGCCGATCCTTAAAACCGCGGAGGAGATCTTCCGCGACTTCAAGCGAGGCCCGATCCCTGCGAACCGAGAAGCCCGTCGAGCTGCAATGAGGGCGAAGAAGTGAAAGACGTTACAGTCATTACCGCAAGCCTCCCGGGTCGAGAGGCGCAGCGCGCGGAAGCGATCGCGTCCGTCGCGGCGCAGACAATCCTTCCGGCGGATCACCTCGTCGGGATCGACTATCGGCGAGAGGGCGGCCATAGGGTACGGAATCTCCTCGCCTCCGCGGTCGAGACGACGTGGACGCATATCCTCGACGACGACGATCTTCTTCTTCCGCACCATATCGAGACGCTCCTCGATCATTCCGGCGGAGCGGATATTGTTTATACGTACGCCCAAGTTATCGGCGATCCGAACTTCGATCTTTATAACCGACCCTTCGACCCTGCACTCCTTCGGAAATCCTCGATCGTCTCGCACGTCGCAATGATTCGAACCGAACTCCTCCTCGACCTCGGAGGTTGGCGCGCGGAGAAGGGGTACGATTGGAAGTTGTGGGTACGAGCTCTCGACGCGGGGGCGAAGTTCGTCGTATGTCCCTCGAAGACGTGGATCTACCGTCTCTCCCCGGATTGGATTCACGAGTCCCGACCGTGATTCGGAACGCAGTCATTCTCGCGGCGGGTAAATCGACGCGGCTCGGCGGCTCGAATAAGCTTCTCGTCGAGGCGGGCGGGCTTCCCGTTCACGCGTGGCACGAGCGGCTTCTCGACGGTATCCCGACCGCGATCGTTACTCGCACCGAGGAGGCGGCGGAAGTCGCCCTCGCGCTCCCGTGGGTAGCGCGGGTAATCGGTCACTCCGAGTACGACGGCCCGGTCGGTGCTCTCGCTGCGTACCTCGAAGCCTATACGGACGAGGGCGAACTCCTCGTCCTCTTCGCCGATACCCTTATCGCTCCCCAACCGCGAATCCCTTCGGGGGATTGGGTCGGCGTCGCGTACGCACCCGCTCGCCGTTGGGACTTCCCGACCCCGGAGGGTTGGTACTCGCGAGGCGTCCCGCTCGTCGAGGTATGCGTCGGGGCGTATTCCTTCTCGTGCATAGGGGACGTGAAGAAAGCGATCGTTCAAGCCCGCGCGGAAGCTGCGCAAGCCGGGGAAGTCGACGTCCCTATGACGCGGCTCCTTAATGCGTATATGCGGGATCACCGTCTCGACCCGCTCCACGTTTACTCGTGGCACGACGCGGGGGATTGGGACGCGATCGACCGCGTTCCCGACTATCGATCCGCTACAATCGAAGCCCGAGTCCCTCGCGTGGGCGGGAATCTTCGGATCGCATACGAAGAGTAAGATCCACGAAATAAAGAAGGAGTCTCCTCCGTGGCAATCGTTAACGGGTACGTTTCGAGGAATGACGTAAAGAATGCTCTCGGTCTTGGGACTGCGGCTCTTACGCCGGAGGACGACGAGATCGACCAAGTCGTAAACTCCGTATCGCGCGCGATCGATGACGCGTGCGGACGTTTCTTTTATTCGACCGCGGGTACGGTGCTCTATACCGCCGAAGACTTTCTTTATCTTCCGATCGATGACTTCTCAGCGATTACCGAGATTAAGATCGACGAGATGAACGCAGGGACGGCGAACGTCACCCTCTCGGCGACGACGGATTACCGCGGCGAAGCGGTTACGGCGATCCCCGGATTCCCCTATACCGCGGTTCGCATTACGAGCTTCGGAACGAAGACGTTCCCCGTCGGCGTAACCGAAGGAATTTCGGTACGAGGCACGAGAGGCTTTGCGGCCATTCCCCAACCGATTATCGCTGCAACGCTCTTGCAATGTGTACGCACGCACGCGAGGCGGAATTCCCCCTACGGCGTGGCCGGGTCTCCCGACGGGGGGATTATCCGTCTCCTCTCGCGACTCGATCCCGACGTCGAGCTAATGATTCGCCCTTACCGTCGCGTTAAGGAAGCGGTTTAATGGACGACGTAACCGTCCTCGAAGCCCTCGCTGCGCACGTCCGAACGAAGACTCCTCCCGCGGGGCGGGTCGTAAAGAAAGTCTTCGCCTACCCGGTCGAGTCAATCTCCGGGGCTCTCCCTGCGGTCGTGCTCTACTCGGGAGCGGACTCCGTCGAATACGGCGCGTCGAACCGACGGACGACGCTTACGGTCAAGCTCGCCCTATACCTCCCGCTCGTGGAATACGCGGCGCAATACGAGATCCTTAATACGTGGCGCGCGTGGGTGCGGGATCTCCTTATCGACGGGGTTACCCTAAACTCGACGAACGGAGTATCGCAAGCGTCGGTCACTTCGACGGATATAAACTCGACGGAGTATGCGGACGCTCCCGTGATTGAAGTATCGGCTAACGTAGAAATCGTCGGGGTCGAAGCGATCTCGACGAGTGCATAAAGAAGGAGTAAAAAGTGCCTCTCGCAAGTTCGGGAAATATTCTCTTCTCGTCCCTCATTGGTAAGGCCGAGGGTACGGCGGGTACGTCTCCTTCGTTCACTTCCGGCGGGCGAAAATTCCTCGTCGAGCCGACGGGCATTATCACAATCGGGAAGACGTGGGAGCTCGGAGCCGAGCGTTCCGTCGCGCTGCGAAACCCGATCGTCGCGACGACTGCGACGCTCGTCTCGAACGAGCCCGAACTCTCGGTCTCCGTTCCTGCAATCTCCGTCGGTGAACTCCCGGTATGGCTTGGAATGGCGACGTCCCCGACGATCACGGCGGGAACCCCGAACCGTTGGGACTTCAATTGGAATATGGGGACGGCCGCGAACTCGCCGACCTCGTACTCGTTTATCAGCGCGGATATCCCGGGCGGAACCGCAGCGGGCGGGAACGCGTATCTCTTGAACTATTGTCTCCCGACCGAAATCTCGATCTCGGCGGATCGCTCCGGCTTGACGTCACTCTCCGCGAATCTCTTCGCGAAAGACGTCGCAGCTTCGACCGCAGTCCCCGCAGCGGGGACGGTCGTCCCGACTTCTCCGTTTATGTCGGGTCGCCTATGGACGGTCTCGACGGGAACCGCACTCGGAACCGCGGCGACGTATACGGCGTACAACTACGCGCTCGACTTCGCGTTGACGATCAATACCGGGATTACGCGTCAAGCGTACCTCGCGGGAACTGCAACGATGGTTACGCACGCGGAGTCCGCGGCGTTCGGCGGCGAGCTCACGCTTACCGTTCAGTCGAACGCAGCGGCGGCGGCGGCTTGGTTCGATAAGCTCGGTCAGCAATCGTTCGTGAAGTTGAATTGGACGGACGGAACCTATTCGGCGGCGATCTTCGCCTCGATGATCGTCTCCGACGTTCAACCGATCGCGGGGAACGAGGACGGGCTTACGACAATGACCGTAACCGGCACGCTCGCCTACGATCCGACCTCGGCGAAGACGATTCAAATTGTCGTCGAAAGCGATACGGCCGCGCTTCCGTAATCGGTCGAATCTAAAAATAAGGAGGCTTTATGTCGGATATTCGTCCCGATCGTAAAATTCGTATTGACCTCGCGGCTCCGTTCGAGGGTTGGTTCGCGGAGATGAAACTCCACGTCCCGTTTAAAATGGCTCTTCTCCTCGAATCGGAGAATGCCGAGGATCGCGTGAACGCGATTCGTTCGCTTATCGTTTCGCATAACTTCCGCGAGGAGGCGGGGTTCGAGGAGATCCTCGACGACCCGACGGACGCACCGGACGACGCGATCGATCAGCTTCTTACGAGATGGGCAGCGGTTAAAGGAGCCGTCCCTTCCGCATAAGGCGAGCGGCGCAGCGGATCGCCCTCGGCGAGACGCGGGTTAGCTCGCCGACAATCGTTACCGCGGTTATCCTCGCGGAGAAGTTCGGCGTCACTCCGAGGACGATCCTCGAAGAAGATCTCGGGGACGTCTTACAATGGACGACGATTCTCTCCGACTTGAATACGACGAAGGGCGGTAACCGTGGCAAGAGGTAGCGTGGCGCAATCACGAGTCGACGTCGTCCTCGATAAGAAGTCGATCGAGGATATGTCGAGTCTCGCGCTCGGCTTCGCTGCGGGCTTCGACGAGAAGTTAATTAATAAAGCCCTTCAAGCGGCCTCGGAAGCCGCGGCTAAGTCAATGATTAAGCCCGTTCGAGCCGCAGCTCCTCGACGTACGGGTCGTCTCCGTCGAGCCGTGGGAACGAATAAGGTTATGCGAGACAAGCCCGGAGCCTACGTCGGCATTCGACCCGGTACGAAGCGGGACGATACCCGCGGAGCGTTTTACCGTTGGATCGTTACGAGCGGCGTCTCTCGCGTTCCGTACGTGATCTCGCCGAATCGCAAGTCGGGAGCGGGCGGACTCTCCCTTCCGAACGCGGTCAACGGGTCGAGCGTGCGCGGTTCAGTCACGAGGACGGCGAAAATCCCCGGTCGACCCTTCGTCTCGGAAGCGGTCTCGCGAAATATCGGAACGGCGAAATCGGTATTTGCCGATACGCTACGCGCTATTATTGAACGCGGAATCCCTAAGAAGGGGAAGATCCGCATTCCGAAGAAGTAAGGGGAAACTATGGCCGCCAATAGCGCGCAAGTAACGTTCGCATTCCTCGCGAAAGACGCAGCGTCGAAGACGATCCGAGGTATCTCGAAAGCCCTCGGAGCCGTTCGCGGTGCAGCGTCGAAGCTCGGCGGCGCGTTAAAGACGTCCCTTAAAATTGGAACCGCTGCACTCGCGGGTCTTGCGGCGGGTGCGATCGGCGCGGCGGCCGCATTCGCGAAGGGTGCGATCGAGGACGAGGCGGCAAATAATCGACTAATCGCGGTCTTGCAGAAACGCAAGCTTGCGACCGACGCGAATCTAAAAGCGGTCGACGCTCTTATCGAGAAGGGAGCCGAGCTCGCATTTACCGACGACGAGGTGCGAGCCGGTATCGCGACGGCGACGCAGTTTACGAAGAAGTTTACGGACGCGCAGCGAATCCTCGCGGTCGCGCAAGACGTCGCACGCGCGAAGAATATCGGTCTCGAAGAGGCGACCGCACTCGTCGGAAAAGCGTATCAGGGGAATACGAAGGGTCTTAAAACTCTCGGCGTCGAGACGAAGAAGGGAGCGAATGGGCTCGCGGTATTAACTTCGATCTCGAATAAGTTCGGCACGTCGGCGGCGGCATATGCCGAGACGACGCAAGGGAAAATCGAGTCTCTCGGGATCACGCTCTCGGAGACGGGCGAGCAGATCGGCTACGCACTCCTCCCGATCCTTAATGAACTTCTTACGGTCTTTAAGAAAGACGGTATTCCGATTATTAAAAACTTCGCGGACGGGATCTCGAACTTTATTACCGAGAATAAAGAAGCGATTAAGGGAATTATCGGAACCGTCGTCGCGGTCGGGAAGCGTCTTATTCCCGTCTTTCAAAAAGTCGGGGAGTTTATCTTTACGAAAGTCCTCCCTCCGATTCGGTCGTTTATCGAGAACCTCGTTAAGCCGGGAGGAGTCGCCGATTCAATCGGTCAAGTCGTCGGGCCGATCCTCGATAAGCTCGTTCCTGCGTTCGGCGCAATCTTCGACGCGGCGGTACGAATCGTCGGGAAAGTCGGAGAACTCGCCGCGGCTCTATGGGATAACGGGAACGGCCCGCTCGCAGTCGCGGTAAAGCTCCTCGGCGCAGCGTTCGAAATCTTCTTCGGAATTCTCGGGAAGATCCTCGGCGTTATCGAAGCGATTATCGACGCCGCAATCGACGCGGTGAATTGGCTTAAAAAAATGTTCGACGCCGAGCGTGCCGGTCAAAACGATAAATTCCTCCGAATGGGCGGTATTAATCCCGTCTCCCTCGGCGGGTCGGGAATGACGCCGACGGGAACCGGAGCAGTCGCTCCGGGCTTTAATCAGTATTACAACGTCTACGTTGGGGCGACAAGCGTCGCGGAAGCGGTCGTCCCGGTACTCGCACGCAACGTCGGGACGACTCCCCGCGGCGGTCGATAATGGGGGCGTTCCCGTGGGAGCTGCGGGTCGACGGAGTGAACGGCGGCGGGAATCTTCTCTCTCTCCCGACGTACGCCCAAGCGGGAACCCCGTTCGTCCTCCCGGAGTCGGTCTCGGTCAGTCAAGCCGCGAACGGCGGGGGGGCCTCGATCTCCTTCGAGGTAACCGAGGCCCTCTCGGTTGGGAGCCCGTGGTTCGCACTATCGAC